AATTCTTATTACTACTATAGCTCAGATAGTAACGACCACGGAGACCCAAACAGAGAGCCTACTATAGGTAGAAACCTCCATAAGCACGGAATTTCTGCTCATAATGGTATAGAATACTCAGATTTAAAGCCATCAATAAAACTAAAGCACATAATAAGTGCAATAGAGGCTGAATACCCAGCACTATTCTTTGATAAGACTTGGATAGATTCTGCTCCTTTTAATGAACTGTACCTGCACTTGAGTAGAGATAAAGGGACAATGATAACAGTTGTTGATAAACAAGTTGTTTTTAATGGCTCTGACTTTGGTCTTGATTTTTCTGGTATTGCAGGTCTTTACCCAATAATAACTAATGAATATGATAGTTACACATTGACTTTTAGTATAAGTCCTAATAGTGGAACTGGTCCTTATGACTTGAGGGTTGTAGATACTATATCTGGAGATATACTGGGTTCTGCTAATGATTTAGAATCTGATGGAAGTGTTGTAATAGACTATAGTGTTTTGTCATCTGAAGAGCCTAGAAATTGGAACTTAAACTTCTTTATAACTACAAAAGCAGGAAGTAACTTGCTAGATTTTGATGCGTCATTAACTATGATTAAAGAGTATGGTTTGTTTGCAAATTTTACAGGAACTCCACAGTTCGTTGGTTATGCTTTTACAGACCCTCCTTATACAAATACTATATCTGGAGTATCGTCAGAATTTATAGTTGATATCAAGAACCAAACTCCTAAAATGAAGGTTATAGATTTCTTGCAATCAATATTTAAGATGTTTAATCTAACAGCTTATTTTCAAAGGGATGAATCTTTACCATCTAAAGCTAGAATAATTCTTCAGCCTTTAGACTCATACTATTCAGAAGGAGAGGTTATAGATGTTTCTGATTATGTTGACATATCAGAGTCTACAATATCTAGAGCGCCTACATATTCTGAAATAAACTTTAAGTACGCTACGCCTAAAACTTTTGGTATAAAGAATCAAAACGAGCTTTTAGTCGATGAGTTTGGAGATTTAACTAGAGACAACAGAGATATAAACAACTTTGTTTCTGATGGTGGAAAGTATGAAGTAAAACTAAAGTTTGAGCATTTGTTATTTGAAAGACTGTCGGATGAAAATGATTTACAAGGACCTAAAACTCCAATTCAAACAGGTTGGTTGGTTGACAGTAATCAAAATACTGTAAAAACTGCACCGATAATACACTTTGCTGTATCCACACTTATAAACACAACTAATTATCCTATTGCTTTCACAGGAGCAACTAGTACTGCAAATCCCTTATTGCAAAAGTATCTAAGACCTAGCAATGTTAGTGGAGATGGTTCTCAAACTATAAACTTTAACTCTGAGTATGATGAATATACTGGTATAGAAAATCCAAATAGCTTATATCAAAATTATTACAAAACATACATAGATAAAGCGTTTAGCAAATCAACTAGATTAATGAGTGTAAGTGCAAACTTACCTCTAAGCGTTTTACTAAGGTACAGTTTAAGTGATGTGTTTAGAATAAATGGATTAGATTACAATATAAACAGTCTACAAACTAACCTACTAACAGGTAAGTCAAAAATAGAGCTTCTTAATACTAATTTTGCAGAAGAAATAATACCAGACACTCCGTATGATATTGTAGTTACTGCTACAACTGCACAAACTATAAGTATAACTTGGACTGTACCTACAACTGGAATAAGAGCTACTAATTATGCTACTTATGTAGATGGTGTTAGACACGGATATGGAACTTTAACATATCCATACACCGCTCCAAACCCAAGCCCTCCAGCCTTAATTAAAAACCTTGTATCTGGTCAGACATACTCTATTCAAGTATCTTCATTTAGTGCTGATGGATTAGAGTCTCGTAGGTCAGCAGCATTAATTACATCTACAAATACGACATCTACAACTCCAACAGCTCCAAGTAGCTTGGCTGTTGTTAGCACCTTAGATAATTCTGTACTTCTTACTTGGACTGCATCAACTTTTGATTCTAATGCAGGAGATACAGGTTACAATGTTTACGTAAATCAAGTTAGTTCTGGGTTAGGGTTTTTATTACACTCAACTGTTTCTAGTGCAGACTTTACTAGTAATAGTTCTCAGTTTAATGTAACAAGCTTATCTGCTGGAACGGAATATGAATTTAAGGTAAATGCTTTTGATTCTTATGCACCTACACCTAACTCTGGATTTAGTAATACTGTTACACAAACAACTACGGACTCTTCGGACTTGATTCCTCCGAGTGTTCCTACTAATTTCACAGCAAGTAATATAACTACCACTAGCGTAGACCTTTCTTGGTTTACTTCATTTAATCCAGATGGTACTGCTGCTACTGGTTACAAAGTTTATCAATCAACTACATTAATAGCAAATATTACAAATACGAGTCATACCGTTAACCTTTTGTTAAGTCAAACTAAATATAGTTTTTTTGTGTCAGCTTATGATGATAATGACAATGAAAGCGCTTTAGCTGGACCTGTAACTATAACAACACTATAATATGTTAAAAGATATAATAGATTTATTAAACGAAGATGATTGGCTAATATCTGATGAGGATATATTAATAGCTAAAGGAAAATATCAATCCACTACAAACTGGAAAGAATTTAAGTACAACCTAAAACAAAGAAGATTATAAAATGGCAGATAATAAAAATGATATCCTTATAAAGATAAAGATAGAAGAAAATAGAGCTTTACGGAGTTTAACTAAAGTAAAAGAGAGCGTACAAAAACTAGATAGAAGGACTAGAGAGTACAAGGAAGCTGTAGCAGAACAGGTTCGTCTTGAAACTAAATTAAATTCACTAAGGAAGCAAAGGATTGCAATAAATAACAAGGTTGAGACTTCTGTAAAAAAACTAACTAAAGTACAGAAAGAAGGAAAAACAGCTGTAGGAGCTAGTACTTCAGCTACTTTAGAACTAGGTAGGGTTTTGTCTGATATGCCTTATGGTATTCGAGGTGTTGCCAACAACTTACAACAGTTAGCGTCTAACTTATTTTTTATGTCCAAAGCTACAGATGCAGCTACAGGTAAAACTGTTGGATTTATGGGTGCTGTAGGTAGTTTATTTAGAGGATTGGCTGGTCCAGCAGGACTTTTAATAGCCTTTCAAGGAGTTATAGCTTTATTAGATTACTTCAAGGTAGGTATGGGTAAGTCAAAAGACGAAACTGTAGATGCCGAAAAAGCTACAAAAGATTTTTCTTCAGAATTAAAGTCTTTAGAAAAAACTCTATCAGATAGTGGAGTGTCTCAAGAGAACTATAACCAGAAAATTAGAGACTACATATTGTTAAAGAAACAGCAAATAGCTCTAGATAAAGAGTTACTAAGTACTCAATCAGAGATAGATAAAAAGAATGAAGAAATAAATGCCACTACAGAAGATGATATAAAATTAAACGAAAGACTTGAAAAAGCTAGGAAGAATGCAGCAGACCAAGCTAAAATAATTTATCCAGATACTAGGGAAGGTAGGCAAGCTAAAGCTCAAGCTACAGACTACTCTATAACTATAGAACAGATAGAGTCTAGATTAAGGAATAATATATCTCATAGAAAAAAACTAGAAGAAGATATAGTTCAGTTACACGCAGATGCGTTAAAAAAGATAAAAGAGATTGATGAAGCTAAGAATAAATTAGGAGCTGCCGAAGAAGGTACTTTAAAAGCTTTAAAAGACCAAAGAAAAGAGTTAGAAAAGACTAGGGAGCTTGAAGCTAAGACTCCAGAGGAATACAAAAAGCAAAGTATTGCGATAGATAAGATAACAAAACAGATAGAGTATATTGAGGGTTTAAAAAAGAAAGGTAGTGCTACTAAAAAATTATCTCCTTTTGCAACGCCTAAAGAATTGGATATAGATATAAAAAATGCAGAGAACGCTATTATACAGTACGAAAAACAGATAAAGGAGTCTAGGTTAAAAGAAGAACTTAACGATAAGTTGTCTCAAGCAGATACAGAAGAAGAAAAGAAAAAGATAAGAGAACAATATCAGTTAGATAGATTGAAAAATCAATTAGATTCTGAGCAGAAGGTGTTGGAATTGAAACTATCTACAGAGAAAGCTGTTGTTAAAGCTAAAACTAAAGACCACGTAGACGAGCTAAAAAGAAAATATACTGAGTTTATTACAGAATTAGGATATAAAGAGAAGTTAAAGAAGATATCAAAAGAAGATGCAGATAAATTAAGAGGGGAGGCTACTGGTACTTTATTTGATAGTGTTGTACAAGCTAATAATGAAGAGGTTAAATCTATTGAAGAAATTGAAAGCAAATACGAATCCTTAATGAAATTATTTCAAAAGTTAGGTATAGCAAGAAAAGATGCTTTAATTTCTGGATTTGGGGCAGGTGGTAAAAAGGATGACAGTCTAACTGGTATGGAGGAGTTTGCAGAAAAGTTTAATGCGATATCATCATCTGTAACTGACTTTATGAATGGAGAGTTTGATAGACAAATGACTATAGAGCAAAATAAAACAAACGCTTTAAATAATGAACTAAGAGAAAGATTGAATAATGAAAGTTTATCTGCTGAAGAAAGAAAGAATATTCAACTACAAATAGCTAGAAACGATGAAGAATTAAGAAAGAAGCAAGAAAAGATAGAAAAGAAAAGGTTTAGAATGAATAAGGCTGCACAAATAGCTGGTGCTTTAGTTAATACTGCTGCTGCAGCAGCAGGAGTTATGGCTGATGCTAAAGGTGGTTTCTTCACAAGACTAGCGCAGGCTCTACCTACTATTGCATTTGGTTTAGGTCAAGTAGCTATTATAGCTAGACAAAAGTTTCAGTCTAGTGCTGGAGCAACAACACCTGCTGGTGCGTTAGGTGGAGGTGGTTCTGGAGGTGGGGACAATACTAGAGAGTTTAACTTTAACTTAGCGGGTAGCACACAATCAAATCAGCTAACACAATCAATAGCTGGTCAATTAAGCCAACCAATACAAACGTATGTGGTTTCATCAGAAATAACAAGTCAACAACAATTAGATTTAAATATAGCTAACACAGCAACAATAGGAGGTTAAAACAATAATTATGGAAGATTTAGACATCATAGAATTAATAATAGACGAAAACAATCTAGAGGATGGGATAGAAGCTATCTCACTAGTAGAAAGTCCTGCAATAGAAGAAAACTTTGTAGCTTTAAGTAGACACAAGGTAGAATTCAAATCTGTAGATGACGAGAAAAGAATTGTAGTAGGACTAGCTTTAGTTCCAGACAAGGAAATATTTAGAAAAAGTGGAGACTACGCTTACAAGATAATGTTCTCTAAAGAGACTGTTAAGAAGGCATCTGAGCTTTACCTTAAAAGACTAAAGAATAATAATGCTACCATAGAACACGAACTAGCAGTAAAAGGAGTGTCTCTTATAGAGTCTTGGATAGTAGAAGACCCTAATATGGATAAAACTAACTTATACAAGTTAGATGCTCCAGAAGGTGCTTGGGCAGTAGTTATGAAGATTGACAATGATGAGATATGGGAAGACGTAAAGCAGGGTAAATATCTTGGTTTTAGTATAGAAGGTTTCTTTAGTCAAAAAGAACAAGAGTTAGCTAAACAAGAATTGAAGTCTTATAGTGACTATCCACAGTCTGCAACTAACAATGCTAAAAGAGCATTAGATTGGGTGGAAAAGAATGGATGGGGAAGTTGTGGTACTCCTGTTGGAAAACAAAGAGCAAACCAACTAGCTAACAGAGAGCCACTAACTAGAGATACAATATCTAGAATGGCATCATTTAAAAGACATCAGCAACATAAAGATGTACCTTATTCAGAAGGATGTGGTGGTCTTATGTGGGATTGCTGGGGAGGAACTAGTGGTGTTGAATGGGCGATAAACAAGCTAGAGAAGTTATCTTTATCTGAAGAGGACGCTGAAGCTTTAGAATTATTAAACGAGGTACTAAACAAGTTAAAAGATGAGTAGAAGAAGAGAACAAGAATGGAGTAGAACATCTCCAAAGAACAAGAGAAGAGCGTGTCTATGTAAAGACGGAAGTAGGTATAGTAGAGACTGTTGTAAAGGTAGAATGATTAATCAAGGTATTGGTAATATCTAAATCAAAAATACAACAATATTTATATTACTAGTTATTAGTGTTATAGAGTTATTAATAATAAATTTTAATTTATGAAAAGTCCAAAAGAAATTGTAGATGCTTTCAAAAGTATTTTACTTTCTTCTGAAGAAGTAGTTGAGACACCTGTAGAAGAGGTTGTTGAACTAGCTGAAGAAAAAGTAGAACAAGCTGAGGAAGTTATCGAAGAAGCTCCTATCGCAGAGGAAGAAGTTGTTTCTGAAGATTCAGATATTGAATCATTAAAAAAGAAATACGATTCTTTATACGAAGAGTTAGATTCATTAAAGGCTTCTGTTAAGCAGATGATGGAAATCGTTTCTCCTTCAGAAGAGAAAGACGTTCCTGCTGAGTTATCAGAGGAAGTAGAAATTAAGGAAGAAGTTACTGAACTATCTGTTGAGTCAGAAGAAATAGTACATTCTCCAGAAGCTCAAGTAGAGCAAAAACAACAACATTTATATTCACAAAGCAGAAGTAGAACTGTGAAAGATTCAATCTACAACAAACTATTTAATAAATAAAAAAAGATGGCAACAACAACTTCAATTACAACAACTTACGCAGGAGAAAAAGCAGCAGGGTACATCTCAGCAGCTTTATTATCCGCAAATACTATCGAAAACGGTGGTATTACTGTTAAACCAAATGTAAAGTTCAAGCAAGTAATCAAGAGACTTTCTACCACAGACTTAATCGCTGATGGAAGCTGTGATTTCGCTGCAACTGACACTGTTACTTTAGACGAGAAAATCTTACAACCAGAAGAATTTCAAGTAAACTTAAACTTATGTAAAACTGATTTTAGAGATGATTGGGATGCAATATCTATGGGATATTCTGCATTTGACAATCTACCTCCTTCTTTCCAAGAGTTTTTAATCGCTGAGATTATTGCTAAGATTGCTGACAAGAATGAGAAAAATATCTGGATGGGTGCTACTGCAACTGCTGGAGAATTTGACGGATTAGTAGCTTTAGCTACTGCTGATGCAACTGTAAACGATGTAGTAGGAACTACTATTACTTCTGCTAACGTAATCGCTGAAATGGGTAAAGTAGTAGACGCTATGCCTTCTGCATTATACGGAAAGTCAGATGTAAAATTATACGTTGCTCAAAACGTTTATAAAGCTTATGTAAGAGCTTTAGGAGGATTTGGTGCTAACGGAGTAGGAGCTGCTGGTTACGAAGCAAAAGGAAATAACCAAGCTATCAACTCATTATTGTTTGATGGAGTAGAGGTATTCTTAGCAAACGGATTAGACTCTAACTATATGTACTTAGCTGAAGCTTCTAACATCTTCTTTGGAACAGGATTATTATCTGACCATAACGAAGTGAAAGTATTAGATATGGCTGATTTAGATGGTTCACAAAATGTACGTTTCGTAATGAGATTTACTGCAGGTGTACAACACGGATTTGGTTCAGACATCGTTCTTTACACTCCAGCTTAATTAATTAATTATTAACAATAACCCTCCTCTTTGTGGGGAGGGATATTAAAAACCAATACAACAAATGGCTTGTGATTTAACAATAGGAAGAAAAGAAGTATGTAAAGATTCGGTTGGAGGTATAAAAGCTATCTACTTCTCGAATTTTGAAGATACTACTCCTGCTAGTTACACATTTGATGCTACAAATACAGACGTTATTGACGCTGTAACTGGAACACCAAACGTATACAAGTATGAAGTAAGAGATGCTTCTTCTTTCACGCAAAATATTCAGTCTAGTGCTGAAACAGGAACTACTGCCTTCGAACAAGTAGTTGAATTGACCTTGAAAAAATTAACTGCTGAAGACCACAAAGAATTAAAATTACTTTCTTATGGTAGACCAAGAGTTATCGTTCAAGACCAAAATGACAATTACTTTTTAGCTGGATTTGAAAATGGCTGTCAAGTAACTGCTGGTACTATCGTAACAGGACAAGCAATGAATGACCTTAGTGGTTATACATTAACTTTAACTGGTATGGAAAAGAAACCTGCTAACTTCTTAGACTCTGACCCTGCAACTGTAGGATTTACTGTTGTAGTTCAAGCATAGTTTTACGTTTACTTTATGTTTTTTAGTTTAGGTCTACTTCGGTAGACCTTTTCTTTTGTAATAAAAACAAAAAAGTAAATTTGTAATAAGATAAAACTAAATAATATAAATATAATTGATGATGTAAGTTTAGGATATTAAAAAAAGAGCTGCAATAAAGCAGCTCTTAATTATGAAAAATTCTCAAACGTTGTAAAACTTTTAATTTGGTCGTTATACAAATGTACAAAATTAAAACAACATACCAAGCATAAAACACAAAAAAAATAAAAAAAAATATTTAACTGATGCAATAAAAACAAAAAAGTAAATATACGTTATAAGTTTATGATTAGATTATTGCCAACATCAAGCTCACAAACTTTTTCTATCTTACCTAGAACATTAGATACAACAGGTATCAATGCTACGATAAGAGAAGACGGAACAGGCAACGTAGTAACAATTTCAAATGTTACAGCATCAGTCAACAATGACTACATAGATATAACTCTTTCTTCGGATAAGTTTATAGCTGAAAGAGCCTATGTTTTAGAGATGACTAGAGGTTCAGATTTATGGTATAGAGATAAGATATACGTTACAAGTCAAACTAATACGGATATCTACCATACTATAAGTACTGACTATTACGAAGAGAATGATACCGATGGCGATGATAAATACATAACAATATAATGGGTAAAATAAATATTAAAAAGAATTATTCAGTAAGTAAGCCAAAGACGTATACTAAGAACTTTAGTGTTGTTGAACTATCTACCTATGAGATGCCTAAGGCTATAGAAAGAAAAGGAGATAATTGGGTTAGCTGGGGAGAAGACAACAATCACTTTGGTAGACTGATAGACTTAAATTTAGGTAGTCCTACTAACTCAAGATGTATCAAAGGTATATCTGATATGATTTATGGTAGAGGTTTAGAATGTACTGATAGTAAAGAGAAGCCTGTAGATTGGGCAGAGACTCAATTAATATTTAAGCCTAAAGATATTAAAAGAATAGTAAACGACAGGAAGGAGTTAGGAATGGCTGCTATCCAAGTTGTTTATAATAAAACTAAAAAGAGAGTACTAAAAGCATTACACTTTCCAATAGAAACTCTTAGAGCTGAGAAAGCTGTAGATGGAATTATAAAGGCTTGGTACTATCATCCTAATTGGGCTGAGTACAAAAGAGGCGATAAGCCTAAAAGAATACCTGCTTTCGGTCAAGGTGGTAAGAAGGAAACTTCTGAGATATTTGTATCTAAACCTTATCAAAGTGGATTTTGGTATTATACTCCTAGTGACTATCACGGATGTTTACAGTACTGTGATTTAGAGGTAGAGGTATCTAACTACCATATCAACAACATAAAAAATGGTTTACAGCCTAGCTTATTTATTAACTTCAATAATGGTATTCCTCCAGAGGAGACTCAAGAAATAATAGAAAGCAAGATAAACGATAAGTTTGGAGGAACAAACAATGCAGGTAGAACAATCATAGCTTTTAACGAAGATAAAGATAGTTCAGCAACTATTGACCCTATACACTTACCAGATGCTCACGCACAATATCAGTTCTTAGCTGATGAGAGTAGAGAGAAGATAATGTTAGGACACGGAATTGTATCTCCTATCTTATTAGGTATTAAAGACAACACAGGTTTTGGTAACAATGCAGAGGAATTAAGAACTGCATCTATACTTATGGATAACTTTGTTATTAGACCTTTTCAAAAGGATTTACTAGATGATTTCTGTGAGATATTATCTGTAAATGGAATATACCTAAACTTATACTTTGTTACTTTACAACCTATTGAGTTTACAAAACTAGACATACTAGATGATTTCTGTGAGATATTATCTGTAAATGGAATATACCTAAACTTATACTTTGTTACTTTACAACCTATTGAGTTTACAGAACTAGACAACATCTCTACTAAGATTAAGAGAGAAGAAGAAACAGGAGAGAAGTTAAGTTCTCAAGAAGAGCCAACAGACTTTTCTGATGAAGAAGGAGATGATATGTTAGAGCAATTAGAAGGCTTAGGAGAGATTATAAGCGATGATTGGGAGGTTATACATACTGAGAAGTATGCTGAGGAGTTAAGTGAGGTTAAAATGGCTGAAATTAAGTCTAGTAACAAGTCATCTAAAGAAGATAGTGAAATCTATAAAGTTAGATACGCTTATATGCCTGTAAGAAAATCTCCAGACAGTAGAACTTTCTGCAAGAAGATGGAAAC